TAATCTAATTGCCAATTTAAAAAAGTGCTAGTAGTAGTGGTGTCTGTTCTTGTGTACTCTGGGAATAAACCCTCATTGTCTTTTAAGTATTCAATCAATACCCTACCGTAATGATTCGCTCTATCTCTAACCTCGCTACTAAGTCCTAAACTAGATGCTTGGCTTGCATTGTCTGGATTCATTACAGTTGCGCCTGCATTGCCCATATTGGTACTACCTACCCTTATAAAACGCTCTGCCGCTGCATTAGCTAAGTACGGCTTAATGTATTGCGAGTTTAAAGTAAGGTAGTCGCCCGTTAATGTATTAGTATCAATCTTGTTTTTTAACGAGTTTAACAATTCCGTACCTATGTAGTTACGTAAATCGCTGTCTTGTGCAAAATATGCGTATTCTAAAAACTTGTCCTTGTCTACGTTGCCGCTTACAGGGGTTAATTCCTTAAAATCGTTTGCGTTTATTAGTAATATTCTGTCCATTATATACCAGTATTTTGAGCCTTTGCATCCTTTGGCATGGTTGATCTAGTAACAAAGCCTTTGTTTTTCATGTTATCAGGAACAATTGCCACTTTTGCAGGGTTGGTTTCGATCTTTGCCCCGTTGCGCCTTGCTTGTGCTACGCTTATACGCTTGCCTAAATCAACTCTACTTTTGTCGCTAATTCCTTTCTTTACATAAACCTCTCTAAACCATTTATGCCTGCATCTTGCCCCTCCTTTGTATAACCAAATATCATACGTCCTTGCGCCCTTTTCTCCAAAACCCGGATTAACTGGCTTATTACGCATTGCCCTAATATCTTCTTTTCTGTATAGCTTATTGGCTTTTTCCATTGCTAAACAAAACGCTCTATCCTTATACTTTTTACCGTTGGAATCTGTCTTATTTGGCTTGCCTCCTCTCACGTATCTATACCGTACCGCATACTCTGGGGTGTCTTGTTTAGATTTAGTCTTTGGGCTTGCCTTTCCCGTTGTCACTAATTTAATAACATTATTAACTCGACTTAACAATGTAGGCTTAAAGTGGCTTTCCATAACCTCGTCAAGATCATCGTCAATAGAATAGTCTACTTCCGTATTACTAAATAATTCGTAACCATCTGGGTCATCTTCGCCACAATCCAAGAACTCCTGTAACGCTGTTTTTTGCTCTGCTAGTTGCGTTGTTTCTAATTCTGTATTAACAAACTTTACACGCTCGCCCGTTGCCTTGAAAATACTTTCCTCAATCTCCCTTTGTAGTGGCTCAACTTGGTATTTCATTAGCTGCTCATCGGCTTGTAACATCTCATCCTTGTTACTCCCTAAACCGCCTCCAGTATCTCTAATACCTAATAAAAGAGGTGAAGTAATACCATGCGCTACGATCAATTTTTGCTGTGCCTCGGTGCTAACATATTGGTATTTCTCCGCTGCATTATCTACTGATATGTCGTCTACCGTTGCTGCACTATCTTTATCATGGTTGAACGCTACTATTACTGGCTCCCCGTTCTCGCCTGTAACGCTGTCTTTTAATAGCCTTACCTTTTTCTTTCTTTCGCCCTCGTCTGGTATTGCCCCGTTATTAAAGTTGATTATCTTGGTAACACTAAAACTATTATGCACCGTTTTGTTTAGGTGCTTGGATAGTGCAATTTCTAACTCTGCATAGGCTAGGCCATTTTCAAAGTTTGGCAATCCATAGTAAAAAGTATTCGGGGCGTAAGACTTGGTCCAGTAAATAGAGTGCGGAGCATTTGGGTAGTGCTGACCGTTGGGTAATGTTTTTCTATCCGTACCGCTACCGCCTTGATTCCATTCTGTTGAATATTCAAACTCTAATACATGCTCATCTTCATTAGCTGGGTGCTTTCGTAAATAGTTAACGGGTACGTGCATTAGCTTACCGTTAACCTTTTGCCATGCAGCATTACCCATAATATAACGATCGGTCACAAATCTTTTTAAATCTTCGTAATCTACTACTTCGGGTTTATCCAACCCCTTTGCGAGTATGCGTAAAATCATACCATTACAGATAGCCCCATGGGTAGCGCTGTTAATATAGCAATCTAGCATGTATTGGAAGTGGTCGTCTTTTGCTCCAAACTCTACATATTGCTCCCCTTGCTCGTTGGTGCTTGGTGTTTGCTCGATTAAAGTAGGGTCATTCGCCACTAAATTAACAACCTCAATATTACCTTGTATTTTTTTACTTCTAGCCATTATGCTGTTTTAAATTTATTGGAAGTTTCGGGGGCAAATGTGTACTTACCGTCTGTTAGTGCATAGCGTTGTAAATCGGTTGAATCGGTACAGAATACTTTAAACTTTGCTAATTCTTTATCCTGACCGTCTGCATTTAATATTACAAAGTAATTATTACCCTCGGTCATATCGTATGCTAAGGTAAACGATAAGCGCCCTTCCGTATAGCTCGTCACTATATTAACGGACTCTTTGCCTTTGGTTTGTTCGTTGTAAACTACCGCTATGGCATTGCCTACATTTTCCCTCCCGTGAATATTTAGTGTATGTGTACTATTTGGCGTTACTACTTCCATACATGTATAACGCATGAAAGTTAAAAAATGTGCAAATTAAATTTAAGGGCATAAAAAAGCGGCTACCTTCCCAGACCACCGCTCTAAAATATGAATAACATAAAAACAAAAAACAAATGTAAATAAAAAAGCCCCACTAAAAAAATGAGGCTTTTCAAGATAGAATGATAACGCTATAATGTTTAAATAACGCTATGGGTATGTGTGTTACCCATTGGTAATATCAAAAAAAGATATGCCAAATATAAACAAAAAAAGCCTACTAAATTAATAGTAGGCTTTTTTCTTTGTGTGTGTATTATTAAGCTGGTGCTACTTCCGTTGCTACCGTTACGCTTGGGGGAGTAGATAATCCTGCAAAAGGATTTGACTTAGTTGCTCCTTTTAAGAACGGGGCCAAGTCTTCTTCTTCTCCGTTAATTGTAACAGTATAACCGTTCAAGTCATTTGCAGCGGCTCCTGATGCACTTTCGATAGTTTCAAGGCTTGTGCCCTCATACAATCCAACTACTCTAGCGTCACCCCTTTTATAATGTACTACTACATGAGGGCGACCAGCGGCCAAAGTCAATAACTCTGCATCCGTTGACCATTCCTCTTTTTGTAAAATAGCCGTAATTACTTGCGCTACTGATTGCGTTCCGTTTTCTTGGCCACTCGTAACCGTTTGCGCTAAACTCGTTGCACTTTTAATATCGTATTTTAAGGCCGTAACCGCTCCCAAGTCGTCAATAACATTGGGTTGCGTTCCGTCAAAGCTAGCGGTAATTGTGCCAAAGTCAACAAAGTACAAACCTCTAATACCTGCCATTGAATCCTTACAAGGTACGATACGTCCTTTTGTTCCAAAACATGCCATATTCTAAATATTTTTAAATAAAAAAGGGTAGGCAATCTTACCTACCCTTTTCTAATGATTAGTTAATTATTACGCTGTGTATTCATAATAGTAAATGTCACCACCCCAACCGTATTGAACGGCTGCACTGAATTTACTAATGAAGTTTACGTTTTCCGATCCGTCTACGTTTTCTTGGTCAATCAATCTAACGCTATTCCAGTCGCTCATAATCGCTGTACCAAACATTAAGTTTTCAGAATAAGTAGCTACCATTGAGTTAGCTTTCATTCCTTTACACTTAACAATTTGCACACCTTCAAAAGGCAATACTGTGTCATCCCAAGACTTCGCAGCCCCTTCGCCATTGATACCGTTTGCTCCTAATCCGTCAACTCCAAAACCTCCGTAAGCTCTACGCAAAGCATAGTAAACGTTTGGCGCTACACCGATTTTAAAACCTGGCATTTCTCTAACTGCTACTGGTACGCTATCCAATAAAGTACCGATTAAATCTAGTACGTTTGTAGCGGTTGTAGCCTCTGTTCCTGTGGTAGTGTTTGCTTGTACTACTGCATCGGCTGCAAATAGAGTTTCAAAACCATCGTAAGAACCTGCACCGTCTACACCTTGCCATAACATAATCTCGTTTACTGCGGCTGCGTTACCTAACATAGCTGCAATCATTTCACGCTGTACACGTGGTGCAAGTTTTTCTGTTGCGCTTGGCCCTTGTGAGCGAGTTTCCCAATCAAAATCAAAATCCTTTTTACAAAGTTGCTTATTGATTTTCATTCTTTTTGGTGCAATTGTACGCTCGTCAATTGTTACCGTACCGTCTGCGCTAAAGTCACATGAAGCATCTTGAAATAAGTTTCCAGATAAAGCAATACGCTTTACAATTTCGGCTCCGTAAATGTTTGTTTTTAACGTAACCATTCCATTTGTTAATGAATTGGAAGTTAAAAGAGTTTCTTGCAAGTATTGCCCTGCAAATTCCCCTACGAAAGAGGTTGTTAAATCATTTGTTGTTGGCATAATTTCTATTTTTTAAAGTCCTGCGTTTTCTAATCTAATTGCCGCCTTTTGTGCGTCAGTCATATTAGGGGTTATTTGTTTCTTTTCTTTCTTTTCTCTAGTTGGTGCGCCCCTTAAAGGTTTTGCAGCTTCTAGGTTTACGATTTTTTCAGATAGTGCTTCGTTAGATTCAACTAACTTCTCAATGGTTTTTGCCATTTCTACTAACTGATCGTTTTGTTTAGGTTCTTGGATAGCCATTTCGGTCTTTTCCTCGTCCTCTTCTTTGTTCATTTCGGCCTCACCCTCTGGACTTTCATCCGTTGGTTCTGCTTCAATCTCCGCCCCTTCTTCGGTAACAATTAATTTCCTGCCGTTTGGTAACATGTACTCGCCTACTTCCAAAGCTCCTTCCATCAATTCGGCTTTCTCTTCCGTTTTTGGTTCTTCTTCCGTTGCCTCTACTTTGTCACCAGATAAGAAAGTAACCATCTTAGATAGTAAGCCTTTCGCCTCTTGCAATTCTGTATTCTCTGCCATTTGTATAAAATTTAGTTATATGTATAACGGAATTATTTTCATTTATAGGCTATTTCAAGCCCTTAGCTATTGACTTCAACATACTTAGCTTAGATTCTAAATCGCTTTTTTGATCTTGTTTTTTAGGTTTAAAGACTCCCTCTAGGCTAATATTGGTGGTTCCGTTTTCTTTGTACTCCTCCCACTGTTCCTTGTTGTGTACTTTTAAAACACAAGCCCATGCGCCCTTTTTATATTCCTTACCGAATGCGCAACTCTTATCATTATTCGGGTCTGTTACTATCCATGATTCTACCATAGTAACCCCGTCAACCTTATTTTTTGTATGCTCTACGGTTGCTTTATTGTTATTTAGATTCTTCATGTATAAATAAGAGGCTTTTTCTACCGTGTGAGTTTCAAACTCTATGTTATACCCTTTAGCATCCCCTTTGTTTCTTCTATATATTTTGGTATTTGGCTCTAATACTACACCTAGAATAAGTTGTTTCTCTTTATCTACTTCAGCTAGTTTTACAATCTTTTGCTCTTCTAAAATCTCACTTAAATTAATATGCCTGTTATCTGCTGACATTAAAATAGTTTGATCTTGTGTAGCTGGTTTTTCAACTAAAGACAATGCGTTAACCCCGTGTTTTGCTTCGTCATCAATAACCATGATAATTGTTTCTAATTCTTCCTCTTCCATAATTTTTAAAATTGTGTGTTTATTTCTACTTGTCTGTCTAGTTGCTGTTGGTTCGTTACTCTTTCCGATACTACGTAAGCCTGCACTGGTTCATTTTGTTGATTTATATCCGCTGCTAATTGGCTTGTGCCCGTGTCGGCTGCGGTGCTAAATTGGGGAGGTGTTACGGTTGCGGCTGGTGGTGCTGCGCTTGCAGAAACTCTACCAGCATTTGACCCCGCACTTTTACCCCCACTCTTTACCGCTAGAATATCCTTAACCGATTTAATACCAGACGCAACAAGCGCTGCCGAACTTGCAATAGCTCCACCAATACCAAACGGACCTAAACTAGACCAACCCGCCAAAGTACCTGTAAGACCTTTTGCCACGTCAATAGCTACCCCCGCAACACCTGCTGCCTTAGCTGCGTCTGTTCCTTCTCCTGCTAAATCTCCAACCGCTGCAGCTACATCTCCCGCAATATTTATACTGTTCTTTTTTGCAGTTTCCTCAATTGCAGCTACCCTTTCAATTTCTTTAAGCTCTTTAGCTGCTAAGTCTGCCGCTATTTTAGCCTTTGCGTCTGCTACCCTTTGCTCCTCCGCTATTTTTTCATCGTTAATTGCTTTTTCTTCTGCTGCTTTTTGATCTGCTATGGCCTTTTCTTCTGCTGCTGCTTCTCTTCTCGTGGTTGTTAATTCTGCCGTAAGTGCTTTTTGTTGTTGTAGTCTAGCCGTTTCTAATTCTATTAACCTTGCTTGTGCCTCTGCCTCTGCATCCAAAGCCTCTTTATTACTATTGGAAAGTTTGTTTTCCTCCTGTATTGCTTCAAACCTTAATCTAGCGGCTTCAATTTCTTTTTGTGTTATTTGTTCGGCTATGGCTCCTGCCTCCTCTAGTAGCCTAATCCTTTCTTGCGTACTTACATTTTCTTTATCTGCTGCACGCTCCCTGTTTTCGGCTATCTTTCTATTTGCTTCGGCTCTAGCTACTATTAAATTCCTTTCCTTTCTATCTGCTTCGGCTCTTTTATCTGCTATTGCCCCAGCTACTTCGGCCTCTTTAATAATTTCTTTAGTAAATTGTACAGTAGCCTCTATTGCTTGGTTTGTTTTTTCTACAATATCCTCTACTCCTAGAACTACTTTACCTGCTGCATTTGCGGCTGTTTCAGCTGCTCCGCTAAAATCACCTTTAAATAATTGGGTGACTGCTTTAGATAATTGAGGTATTAATTCAAATAGGCCTTCAAATCTATTTACTATATTTTCTTTAATTAATTCTGCAAAATCTTTTAATGACTGTTGAGGGTCATTAAATAATGATATAAAATCCATGGTTAAGTCACTGATTAAAGTCAGTAAATTACCTACTATACTTTCTGTAATAGTAAAAAACTTTTGCAGCTTGTTTTGCCCCTCCTCGCTACTTTCAAATGCTTTTTTTAAGGTTATAAATGCAGCCGCTAACAAGCCTATTAAACCTGCTTTACTACCTACGGCTTCCAGCGTTTTACCTAATTTACCTACGCCTTTCTCCGCTTGCTTACTAGATTTACCAACGCTTTCAACGCTGTTATCTATTTTATCAATAGATTTAACCGCTCCCGATTCATCTACATCAATCTCAAAAGTTATCTTCTTAGCCATCTGTCGTAATTAATTTAAGGGTAACGTCACCGCTTAATAGTTTCACATTCATTTCCTCCATTATGTAGGGTTTTTTATTAATTGTTATTTTGTCATTAGGTTGTAACAATGTAGCAAGCCCAAAGGGTAATTTTAACGTAACCTTGTTTCTCCTCCTATTTGGGTTGTATATGTCGTTTATGTACGTTTGATAAAAGTTAGTGTATAAAGTTTGGTCACGTAAAAAAGGGGCGTTTGCAACCGTTGTAACTTTTGGGTTATGGAAGCTAAACTCCTCCGAGTAAGTCAGGTTAACATCGCTTGAACTATTAAAATTTCTAAATAAAGTGTATTGAGCAAATGAATCGCTTTTATCCCCTTCAATATCTGCTACGGCCATTGAGCCGTTTGCGGTAGCTAGCCCTTGATAATACATTAGCCTTACCCCACTTTCAACCGCCTTGCCGTCACTACTTACACAATTAAAGGCGCATACCCTTGTTTCGGTTATAGCTTCTCCGTAAGCGTCTACTGTTACAACCTCTTGCCATACACAAGGGACAAAAGGATTTTGATTAATATACTTACCCCCGAAATAGTTACCCGTTTGCGCTATGGCCTCCCCGTACTCTTTGCCGTTGTTAGCTTTAAATAATTCGTTCGCATAGTCTTTGCCGTCTGCCATTTTGAACGCAAATTCTTTGTACCCCGTTGGCGGTTCTATTATTGCGGTTGATATATCCACATACTTACTAAGGTCGTACTCGTTACCGCTTGCAAGCCATACGTCACGTTCCTTAATTATATATTTCTCCTGCGCTTCATCCCAGTAAATAATAGCGTTAAAAGTGTTTAGAATACCTCTTAAAAACTCCTCACAAGCCATTTTAGGCATTACCCTTGAAACGTCCATAGTGTCGGCTGCGCTAGTAGTTGCAGAATAAATAGATACTTCCGCTAATGGTATTTCTGACCCTGGTCTTCCAGCATTATCATATATACCTTGCTGACTTGCTGGTAGTGTATTTTTAACCGATATACTAACTTCATCGCCTTGATTCAACAAACCAATATTTACACCTAAATCTAAACCAGTGCTAGTATATGTTCCTATTACTCCATTTATTACTATTGCATATTCTACTAAAGTGCCAGAATCTATAAAAATATCCATAGAATAATCAGAATCACTAGGCATAGTAAATATTCCCGTATTAGGATTATATATATTTTGATCGTCTTTTATTTCATCTGGCATTAAAAGAGTCTTTACCTCTGCGGCTCTTAATATAACCGTACTTGTATTACTTAACCCTACTTTACTAAAAGGTGGGTCAGTTCCTATCTTCTTAGCGTTATTTGCCCACATGTATAAATCGGTCCAATAGCTTTCTGTTTCAAAGTCCACTTCATAATCATACCCAGCCGCCTCAAATATTCTTTGCGTTACCTCGCTCACTTTTATAGCTGGCCGCAATTCTCTGTTTAATATCCCGTCCTCTGATGCTTTAATATTTCGAGTGTTCTCCTCGTTACTACCTGACCACCTCCATAGGCTTTCGGCACTTGCTAAAGGGTAACGCATGCCATTTATTTCTGTACCCGTCAAATAGTTGGTCATGTTCGCCCTTGATACATTATGGTTCTTATCTTGCCAACCCAACTTATCAATAGTTAAACCATTTAATGCAGCCTTTAAATTTACCACATCGCTATAAAATTGCACCTTGTAATTTGACGGCTTACCCATTTCCATTTTAACGCTTTGCAATTGTAGCGCTCCAATGCTCCAAATCTCATTACCTACCCATAACTCAGCCTCATTCTTTTGGTATGGGTTAAAAGGTGAAGCAAAGTCTACTGCGTAATAGTGACCGAATAAGGCATTGTTATTTGGTGAAGCTGGCAAGGTGAAACTACTACTAAAATCGTTTATTACCTTGTCGGGCTTTTCAAAGTCAATAGTCTTTTTTGTATAGGTTATTTCTTCATTACCGAATGAATCGAAATACCTTTGTTCATTAGTTAGCTTTAGCCTAATTTTATTCATTATAGTAGTATTTCGTTACTAGCTTCTAGGTTGATTGTGTACCCTACTTCTTTTTCCCAAAGCCTATTAATAAATTTCTTTTGGCTGTCTTTTACTACTACAGGTATCTCTTTGCCTTGGTACATTAACCAAACCGCCTTGCTTAGTAATAGGTCTTTAATCATTTCGTTAACGCTTTCTTTAATCCATCCTGTATGAACTACAAAATTTTCATTACCATTAGATTGATATACTTTTTTACTATGGCTTTTTGGATCCCACCCTCCGCTATTGGATAGTGTGAAGTTGTTAAATGTTTTTCTTTTGTAATTTGCCGACTCGGTTAGTCTGCCATTTACTGGTATATCAATTATAACCCCGTCACAATTGTAGTATCTAATTGAGGTTGCATCTCCTTTGAAGCATTTTAACCGTAGGTTGTACTCTACATTGTCGCCATCGGTGTTCCAAGTTTCGCCTCCGTCTAAAGAATAAACCTTAACACCTCCGTAATTAGTTGCGCCAGCCCAATTGTTAGCTGCGTTAAATGTTTTTAATTCTGTGCCATTGTAGAACTCTGCGCCTGTGAATACGCATGAAGTGTAAGCATCTGTTGTTCCGTTGTTATTTCTCGCACCTAAATAAAAAGGTATTCCACTTTCAGACCTTCGGGTATAGTTCACATCCTCCATACCAGAAATCAAAGTACCTCCTATTTCTAAATTTAAAGTCGGGTCTGCCGCTCCACTTGCGGGGCTATCGTAAACGTGAAAATCTTGTAATATATTTGGGTTAGGGTACTCGGTTGGAGTTATGGTTACTTGTGTACCTATTTGCAAGTTATACCCTTCTTCGTTTGAGTTATTTCTAATTAAATAGAATCTATCGTTTAAAATAGATAAGTTATTATTATACCCAAAAGGCACGTTATTATTATCCCAATTAAACCCTCTATAAGTTAACTTCACAAAACTGTCATCACTATTTAATAATGGCACTATTCCTAAATCCATGTAGGAAGTAGAACCATTAAAACTAATACCCTCAATAATTGCGCCGCCTGTGCTATCTGTAATAAAGTATTTAATAGTCTTTCCCTCTTGCCATTCGCTGCCAAAGGTTGTAGCATTTAAAGGAATATAAAATATTTGTTGTAGGCTACTATTGCTATTTAATACAGCCCCTAATGATGCTAATGGAATGGATTGAGTAGCTGTTACAATCTTTGCATTTGTGCTGTCGCTGCCCACATATACGGGCGCTATTAAATCGCTGTCAGGGTCGCACGTTAACTCGTTACTATTGCAGCCCATTACAACTCCATTAAATTCTGTTTGGGGTGTTGGGCTTGTATTACCTACGTCATACCTATTCGCACCTAGCAAAGCGTACAAAACATCACTTACTACTGGTGGGTCGCTTAACACTAAATTACGGGTATATTCGTATTGCACCCATACGCCCTTTTGATAATTAGTAGTCTTTGGTAAATAGTCAAGGTACGGCTGTATATATCTGCCTAAATCAAAATAAGCTGCATAGCTATATGTTTCACCCGTCACGCTTTCGGCTGGTACGGTTAAGGATAAAGTAGCGGTGCTTGGCTTGTCGGCTGTTAAGTCACCTTCCCAAATAAATACCTCTACATTATAAGCCGTGAATAGGGTAGTACGTGCATCGAAAATACTTTCAAAATACCCGTTGTCTACTTTTATTAAATTAGCTATTGCCATTGTTCAAACTTTTTAATGCTGCCTCTGCCGCTGCTTCTGCATCTCTAAAGGCTGCCTCTGTTAATTTATCTTCATTCTTAGTAGTTGCGTCCGCTACTGCTTCGTCAAAGTACCCTGTGTAATCGCTTCCTATTGTACTTACCTTCCATGCCACAAACTTTGCAAAGTTCCTTTTGCGTGCCTCGGTAGCCTTTACAAACTTGTTACCCTCTCTGAATCTAATAGGTTTGTCCTTAATCCATTTCAAGGCTTGTGACTCGCTTAACCTTCTTACGGCTCCATCGTTTACATCTTGCGCATAGTCCTCGGCTTCAATAGCCATTTTAAAACTATTCTCCATCGTGGTAAGTTTGGAAGTAAAAGACCTCCTAAGTTTACCCGTACTATCAATTTTGCCCCTTCGCTTTTTACCCGTCATCTTAGATATTCGGGTGCGGTTTTTATCGCCTATGTTAATTTGCGAAAACTTGACTATGTCAGAGCTATAATCTTCAACCGCTTTTTTTGTGTATTCTCCTAACATATACTTGGAGCCTCTACCGTAATACTAAATGTAAACTCATAACCTATCAAAGCGTTTTGCCCTGTTTCGCCAATTGTAGATAGATCAATTTCATTTGTGCTTTCGATAATGTCTAAATCTTGACGTATTAAAGACTTAAATTTATTTACAATTTGCGCTAGATCGTGGAATATATCTTCTTTGTTATCCGATAACGTAAGACTATTAAATACTTCTCTGGAACTAATGTTATTTGAGTCTACCAAATCAGCTACCCAAATACGATAATTGTAAACGTGTGTAGCATCTCGCATAAGGCTACCGTCTAGAACCATGTGAGAATAGGGCATTACCCCGTTTTTATTTTGGTCAAACTCGCTAGGGTCGCCAAACGTCACCCTGTTAATACCGCTTGCCTTTAGTTTGCTGCTTATTGTTTCGTTTGCATTATATAGCCCGTAATCCATTCTGTGCCCTTTTTAAGTTTTCTCTTTGTTTAACTTGTGCGTCAAACTCTAATTTTCTCATAACTACTCCAACTGGTAACTCGGTTATTTCGGAGTGTTTTAATAACTCCCCATTTGCAAGGGCATCGGTAACGCCAAACCAACCCCAATCGCTTTGTAATGGATCTGGCTCGCCCTCGCCTTTTTGCCCTTGCATGGTAGGGTGTGCGTCTATGATTCGTTTCTTTAACTGAAAAAATTGATTGACCGCGTACAAGTATTGCGCTGCATTAGAATTTGCAAAGTCGCTAGGGTCTTCGCTACCTGTAAAGCGTTTAATCTTGCCGTCTTTGTATTGCCTATAAGCCACTGCCATAAAATAGCAAGCGTCTTCATGCGTTTTAATATCTTCTTGGTGGGTAGGTCTTACTAGCTCGTCCATGCTAATGTATTCGCCATAGGTAATAGCATCCCAATCGGTAATCAATCGCAATTCTTTACTATCAACATGAATAGATTGAACAACGGGCAACGGCTTGTTTAATGCTTTGCCAATTTCGCTGGCTATCTCTACCTTATACTCTAAAGGCATTGCGGATACCACTTGGTCTGATACCTCACAAGCAATAGAAACAACTAGGTCAATTCGCTCTTGGTCGTTTTCGGCTTCCATTTCAGCATTAAGCAAGGCTAAAACTTTAGCGGTGCTTATTTCTGTTAAATCCTCTGGTATGATTATTTCCTTTACCATACTTATATAACGGTAAAATATTAGTAAATGTGCAAATTAGTAGATATTATATTGGCCTGCATTTGATAAAAGGTTTCTTTCAATTGAATAAGAGGTCAAATCTATATGCTCGTCATGCTTTGCATTTGGAAACGCACCCACCTGATTTAAAAAAGCATTATTCCATGATCCTTCTACTAAAAATACTCTACCTCCTTCTATGTACGGGCTTGACGCTCTTGCCCTTTCTATTTTACTCATCTTAACAAATGACGAGTTAATTTCGCTAATTGGTATTCTAGTTTCTTTTCTGATTATTTGAACTAATGACTTACCGCTGGCTTTAGGCTCTACCAAAGTTAAATTTACTTTTACCCCACTCGCTTGTATGTGAGGCCCTAAAAATTTGGTCAGTTCTGGCATTTCTAAATATTTGTCAATGCTTGACCATATATACAAGTCATTACCTTTTTTGCCTGATATTTGTATTCCTGTTGGGTCGTTTTTTGTATCCTTAGTATAGGCTCCGTCAATAAAACATTCCCAATTTACTCCGCTCGGTACTTCTGATTTTTTAACTATTTTAAACCAGTCTTTTATCCATTCTCCTCCTTCGTCTGGTGAAGGGGTTTGCATGTATTGACCTGCAAATGTATATCTGTCCGCTTGCCTAATTGATTCTAATTCTGCAAATGTATGTTTGGATTCCCATAATGGAACACCATCGTTATTTAAAGCTGGTAAACATAAATGATCCCATTTTTCTCCGCTACCTCCATGTAGTAAAAAACCGCTCATATCGTCCTCATGCAATCTTTGCATAATTACAATTATTGGAGTTTCCCTATTGTTAGTACGTGACCTGATTGTGTTATTATACCTGTTGTTTACTGCATTTCTTTTGACTTCGCTAAAAGCGTCATCGGGCTTCAATGGGTCGTCTATAATAATTGCACCGCTAAACCCATCTACACCGTCTACCCCTGCACCAAAACCAGTAATTGCGCCACCGCTTGCAGTAGCATACAACCCACCGCCTCTATCTGTGTACCATTTCTTTTTACCTTGTGCATCCTTTTTTAATTCCATTCCCCAAATATCCTGAAATGGTTTACTTTGTATGTATTCTTTTGTTTGAGATGAGTTGTCTAGTGCTAAGTCATCTGAATATGACAAATGAATAAATTTACTTTGAGGTTGCTTTGCTATGCACCAAGATATAAAAATCTTAATTGCTAATTCTGTTTTGCCATATCTAGGCGGTATGTTTATAATTAATCTATTTATTTGACCATTATAAACAAGTTCTAAGGTTTCCGCAATTTTTACAAAATGATCGGATATTATAAATTTTCTATTATGATTAGATTTATAAATATAACGTGCGTAAAATAACAGGCTTTTTTCGCACATATATTTAATTACCTTATTTTCATTAGTCATTTAAAACTTCTCTTCTAGTGCCTTTATAATTTCTTTAGCATCTTTTGCTGTCAATTCTTTATTTATTGATTCGTTATTGGTTGTAACGTCTACCCTTTCTTTTGGCTTGCCATACATGTAGTTCATAAATAAATTAACGAATCTATAATCCCCATCGCTTAAACCTTCTTTAAGAGCTTTAAATGCGTTATCTTCTAATGGTGTCAACCTTTCTATTAGTTTAACCTCATCGGCTTTGCTTGGCCTTCCTGCGCCCTTCCTTACTCCTCCATTGTTTTTCCTTCCGTCCATAATTGAAATAAATTGTTTAATCAAATAACCCTATAACATTAATCATCCTCTAAATATGAGCATAGTCTAATTAAAAAAGAAGATAGTAATGAAATTATAGCACAGAAATAGTATCCTGCCAATACATCTATAA